ACCAAGAATCCAGCTTTCTTCAGCTCAATGATCTTATCAGTTTTGTCCATGTTTTCTATATTTAACCGTTCAAGACCCATATAAGTAGAAACAAGCATTCCACTTTCATCGGTCATATTACCTGTCATTGGGTCATAGTTTAGTACAATTTTCATATTAATTTACACCGTTTGTGAACTTTCTCCAATCAATAATAGCTCGAATGTGAAAGTTTCGGTTGCTAATTTCTTTCATCACTTTCTCAATATAGTCTGTGAGAGCTTTCTGATGAGTGCATGCATCGTTAACCATTTTAATCTTTTCATCAGCAGAAAGATACTTGTCTAGATCAGTTTTGAGAATCTTTTCATGAACGATTCCGTTCTCGGCATAGTACTTGTCTGTTTGTTTGCCCTGGTAGTACTTCCAACGCTCTAGCTTGGTCTTTTCTTTCAAAGAATAAAGATCCTTCAGGAAGATTGTATTCTCTGTAAAACGATCAAGCCATTTTCCGTGGAGCTTAGGAATAGCAAGCAGAGAAGTATCAAGATCAAATTCATCAATCTCAAGATCTTTCTCTGCTTCACATTTGATCTCTTCATATCGTGATTTGATAGAATCGATCAATTCATTCAATGCATCAATATCAGATTGTTTCATCCAGGATAACCTACATAGTCTTCAGTAATCTCGTTGCCATCTTTATCAACTATAACAAATCTATTATAGTTTAGAGTTACATTAGCAGTAACGATTTGGCTGTCATTATCAACAATTGTCAAAGTTACACCTTCTAAAGAAGTTGGCCAACAATCACTATAAACAAATCGTGCTGTCTCTTTTCCCTGACTATCAATTGCAGTTAACTCACATGGAACCATGTAGTTCATGATCTTGTCATGTGGAGTATTTTTACATGATAGCATCCATTTGTAAATCTCAATCCATTCAGAATAATCTTCACTGATAATTAGATCAAGAACAAGAGGACTATGTTCAACTTTATTAGACGGAATCTTCAGATCCTTTCCTCTAACTGGGTAGTTAGTCTGATTTAGCATCACCTCTGTAATATTAGAAGATTGAACACTATAACGGAGTGATTCACTCTTTCCAATTGTAAAGATGAAATTGTCTGAACGAGCTTCTGATTTGTGACCAGTATTTGACATTTGAATAACCTTATAAATAAATTTAATTATATACTACTTATTTTTGAGTGTAAACAACAAATGAAATCATTTAGACAATTTATTCAGGAAGAAATGATTCAAGGATCTGGCTTCAATCTTCCTAGATCTCAGATGCCTCAGATCAAAGACATTGATAATTTTCTATCTTTTATCTCTTCTTTTGGTCATTCTTCTTTTGATGGATTTGGTCAAGTAGATCAGTTTAAGCCTACTCAGACCAACTATGATCAGTCTAAAGTTGATCGAATCATCAAAGATTGGAAATCTCAACTAGAAGCATCTAGAGCAAAACCAATTATCGTGTCTTATGATGGATTTGTTATTGATGGCCACCATCGATATTTAGCGGCACTACAGACTGGGTATGAGATTCAGTATCGTGAATTATCTACCAATGTAGCTGACTCACTCAAATTAGCTTACGAATACACCTCAGAGTCACCAGAATGAACCCAGAGACATTTTCTAGCTTTAGATGATATAACATATGTCTAACTCAGAAAGTGTCTTAGAAACGAAAATAGAAAGGATTAGAGCAATGGATATAACTATAGTCAAACAGAATGAAACTTACATGAAAGTCCATTGCTCTGAGGTCTATATGGAGTTAGACATCCAGGACCGATTTTCATTTGAGATACCAAATGCAAAGTATGATCCTCGGGTTAAGTTTGGAAAATGGGATGGCATCAAACGACTCTATAACAGAAAGACAAAGAAGCTTTACATTGGTCTTTTGCTTGAGCTTTTAAATCTATGTGAGCAGAAAGGATGGTCATACGAGATTGATCCTGAGCTGTTGCCATCCAATGATCAAATATCAGATGAAGATCTATCTGCAATTATCAATGAAGTCATCCAGCCCCATTCAGATGGGAATCCAATTGAGCCATATGATTATCAACTAGAAGCAGTCAAATATGCTCTAAACATGGATCGATCAACTTTGCTGCTGGCAACTGCTGCGGGCAAATCTTTAGTTCAATATCTTCTAGTTAGAATCTATCAACTAATGAACGAATTGAAGCACAAGACGATCTTCATTTGTGTTCCATCAATCTCGTTAGTTGAGCAGATGTATAATGATTTCAAGGACTACTCTACATTTGATGGCTCAAATTGGCATGTGGATAAGCATTGTCAGAAAATCAGTTCAAAATACACAAAGCAGATCAATACTCAGATTGTCATCACAACTTGGCAGTCTATGTGTAAACTTCCTCACGATCTTATAGAAAATGCTGGAGCTTGTATAGTTGACGAGACACACACGGCTTCAGCATCTGTTCTGACTGGCATTCTTGAATCACTTCATTCTTGTCAATTTAGACATGGACTAACAGGAACACTCAATACAGTAGAATCAGATCAACTAACTATCCAGGGTCTACTTGGGCCAGCTAAGAGAATTGTATCAGCTCATGATCTTATTCAGCAAGGTAGAGCATCTGATGTTCATGTTAATATGTTGATGCTAAATTACTCTCAAAAAGACAAAGAGCAATATATTAGTCAGATTAGTAAAGCACCTCACAAAATGAGATATCAAGAAGAAGTTTCTTATTTGATCAATCATGAAGGAAGAAGAAAGTTCGTTCTTGATCTAGTTCATTCTCTTGATGGAAATACTCTTGTACTATTTGATCGAGTTGAAGAGTTTGGAAAAATTCTATATGAACAGTCTAAAGAACTTCATGATAATAGTTTTTTGATTGTTGGTGAAATTGATTCACAAGAAAGAGAATCAATCAGACAATCTATTGAGCAATATAACGATGCGATCATCTGGGCTAGTAGTCAAACAATGTCTACTGGTGTCAGTATTAAGAAACTCCATAATCTAGTTATTATATCAAGCAGTAAATCAAAAATCAAAATTCTTCAGTCCATTGGTCGTCTAATGAGACTCCATAATTCTAAAGATAAAGCTAATATTATAGATCTAGTAGATAATTTGACCTATAAAGATAATCCTAATTATGTTTTGAAACATGCTCAGACTAGATTAGAATATTATAATCAAGAAAAATTTAAGATCAAATTTGAAGAATTTAATATAGAATAAGAATTTTATTATAAATTATTTAGATCTAAAAGTAAATAGATTATTCTAAATAATTTTAAGATATTCTAGATTAGTTCTTAAATTAGATAAGAATTTTATTATAAATTATTTAGATCTAAAAGTACAATTAATAATTTTTATTAGAATTTAGATCTTAATTTAAAAATTTTATCTATAATCTAGTTTACTTCTAATCTCTTTTAGTATATAATTTTCTTATATTATATAAGAATTAGATAGGATACTAGAATGAGTATTAAAATTACAGAAATTGATCAATTAGAAGAAGATATAGAATTTGAACTAATTAGTTCAGGAAAATTGAAGAAATCGACGGGCTCGAATAATTATATTAATAACAAAGAATTATATTCAGAGCTAGTAAAATATCATGAACATAAGCAGAAATGTCTATCTGAAGATAAGCCTATCCCTCCTTTGACTAATACAATTGGCCATGCTATTATTCAAATAGCAACTCGTAGATGCAATTCAAGAATGTATGTTGGTTATTCTTCAAACTGGAAAGAAGAAATGATTGCTAATGCTATTCTTGTTGCTACTATCCGTGGTCATAATTTTGATCCAGAAAAAAGTCAAAATCCTTTTGCTTACTTTACACAGATTTGTGATAATGCGATTAAAGAACAACTCAAAAAAGAAAAGAGTGAACTTTATGTCAGATACAAATCTTTTGAAGATGTTCGAGGTTATCTAGCAGAAGAAGATGAACAACATAATGGATCAGAATATTCTGAGCAAGATACAATTGATGTTCAGTTTGAAACACGTCTTGAATACATTGACAAATATGAAACATCTATCAAAGAACGAAAAGAGAAAGCAAAACAAGATAAAGTTCAAGATCCAGGTCTGCTTGCATTTCTTGAAGATGATGAGTTTACATCTGAGCAGGAATGATATAGAATCCACTTCTCAATGAACTGAATGGAATATAACATGAGCAACAAAATTCTTTTTCTTACAGACACACACCTTGGATCACGAGGAGGATCTTCAATCTTCCGTCAACTGTTCCGAGAATACTATGCAGATGTTCTGTTTCCATATATTAAAGAACATGATATTAAAACACTAATCCACCTTGGTGATTTTTTCGATTCTCGAACTAGTCTAACTTTGCATGATATTGACTATGTGATGAACGAGTTTATCCCTCTATTGGAGCAATATGATGTCGATCTTCATATCATTGCTGGTAACCACGATGTTGCATTTCGGAATACAAATAGAATTAATTCTCTATCGGTATTTGCACGATGCAAAAATGTCCACATTCATGATGAACAGATTCATGTAATTGAAACTGATGGAAAGAATTTTGTTCTATGTCCTTGGATCAACAATGAGAACCAAGATGATCTAATGGAACAGATTTCTTTTTATATGAATGATGATCATGTTCTATGTGGACACCTTGAAATTGTTGGTTCTTTGATGTATAAGAATTCCAAAGCATGTGAACATGGTATCGAGCCAGTCAAGTTCTCAAAATTCAATCGAGTTCTGTCAGGTCATTTTCATCACCCATCAATATACGGTAACATTGAATATATAGGTGCATTGTTCCATTATAACTGGCAAGATCATGGCGACTGGCGTGGATTCACTGTATATGATCCATCTACAGATCAGTATGAAAAAGTAGAGAACGAATTTTGCTTGTT